TCTCTGCTGCTTCATCTAACAATAAAGATATTTCATCTAAAGTTTGTAGTGCTTGTTTTTTTTCTTGTTTTGTCATGTTATTTAACTCCTTGTTCAATTGCATCATTAAATGATTGCAAACCATAATTCACAATTGCATCTGCTTTAACCTTCATGTCATACAATGCTTTCTCGCCTAGCTCTGATTTCATTGTCATTAGTGCTGAATCATAACTTTTACCACCAGCCATTTCATAGCCATATACCCAAACATGCATTAAGCGTATTGTGCTTAGGCAAAATCTTGTATCAATTTCAGTAATATTTTTCATGTTATTTAACTCCTTATTTTTAATTAACATACTACCCATTTTATATAAAAATATATAAATGTAAACATTTATTTTAAAATATTTTAATTTATTTTTAGGTGCTAAATTATAGGATTTAGAACAGGAACTGAACTTAGAGTAGCAAGAGTTTCTTGCAGAGAATCTAGCTCCATAGTTTCGGTGATAGCCTTTTTGTCAAAGGTATAATAATTTTGTGATGATGTATTTGGTTTAAACATGATTCGCTTTTGCTCATCATCAAAGAATACAAAAGCTAAGATATCGCAATGATAGTTCTTGTAAGTTTCAGATTGAGACCTTGAGTTCTCAGCAGCAAAGACAAACTTCTTTTCTTTAGTTGCCCTTCTGCTTTTTACTTGCACTGTATATTTTGACCGCCCAAATTCAGTCAGCAAATCAGCAGGATGTTTTTCTTGGGTTGGGTAACAAAAGTCAGCGTACTCAAGCAGAAAGGTTTGTACTAAGGATTCACCTAAAGCACCAAGTCTTGAATTATTTTGATGTTGGTCTGATGTTTTTTTTGGCACTTTGACATAGTGCTAGTTTCCTTGAGTTTCTAGCACATCTTAGTGGGGTTTGTGTATTATATTTGCTTCGTAAAATCTCTTCAGATGCTTCTAACCATGCTCCCATCTCCATCAAAGCTCTTGTTCTTCTGAAGTTCATCCATCCTGAGATTCCCATTTGGAAGGCACAGTCTATACATACTTCTTGGGCAAGTGGTGGGAAACCTCTCCATACTTTCCATACCTTATCTAAATTATCTACAACTCTTTTAATATCATTCTCAAGTAAATACATAGCTTCATCTTCTGATATGCCATTCTTATCTAAGCAACGACCTACGCCAATAGTGTCATATCCTAAACTATCTTTATAGACTTGCAGAACCAAGCCTTCATTCTTGATTAGCATTTCTTTGATGTTGTCGTACATTACTTTGTTAATCCTTTAGTTTTCTCATAGCTTCTCATACCACCTAAACCAAGCATACCCATTAATACAGGTAGCATGGTTGATGTATCAGCTTGAGGTACATCAATGCCAAAAGGTGCTAATAAAGGACTAATGAGAAAGTTGACCGCAAAACCTGCAACACATACCCAAGCTGTTGCTGGTCTCCAAGATGATTGAAACCAATTACCTTTAGCTTCTTCTTTATTGACTTCTATTTGTGCTTTTGCAATTTCGTGAATATGTTTTTCATACATGGTTGCAAGTTCGTGAGCAATCTTTTGTTTGACATCAGCATCAGGAATGAATTTATCAAGAATTTTGCTGATAGGTTTGATAAGTTTGTCTATCATAGGTTTTTGTTTGTTAGATTAATCCTCTAACTATGATGGTAATCAAGGATGCAACTATTGTTGTAAGACCGCCTAGAAGCCAAAGTCTCATACTATTTATTGATGCTTGTAGATCATCAGTTTTTCTATAAATAGTTTTCCACCTTTCTTCGCACATTTTTTCATGAACTCTTAAATCTGAATGTACATCATTGGCGGTCTTTCTAGGCATTATTCTTCCTCTACTACCTCGACCTCTTCAGGATTGATAGCTCTATCAAATGATTGGATTACTAAGTTCTTGTATTCATTAGTAATAACATAATCATCGTATGCTTCTTGAAGTCTAGCTAGTTTCTTACCAACAATATTTAATTTACCAGCCAAAGCCATTTGTTCTTCGTTTAGATCAGAAGCTCTGTACTCTGTACCATTATATGTAATTATTACTGGTTCTTGATTTTCCATCTTATTCTCTTCTTTACTCATGTAACTCTCCTATAAGTTTATTAAAATTAAATTATATACTAAGAATCTAATGTTTTATTGACTGAAATTGGATTAATTTGATTTTCTATTTGCGTATCTAAATTTTCTTTATAATCTTCAATCTCATCTTCACCTAAAGCAGATGTAGTCCAGCCAGTTACTATTTCATTAGTAAGATTTTCAAATGGTATAAAAGAACCAATATCATCTACTGATAATTGTTGTGTGCTATAAAGTACAGCTTTGTAATTATTGCCTTCAGCATCTTGTTGGTCACTTTCTGCACTTAGTTTCCAGTGTACGTTATATACAACATCACTATTGCTGTCATATTCAGGATAAACATCAACTGTTTTACAATCCCATGTATATGTATTTGCCATTTTTATTCTCCTCTTTTAGTAATTTTAATTTTAAAATTCAAAGCTAATATATCGATATAGCTAAAGAGTTTATTAATCCAGCCATCATCAATTTTATTAGGCGTACAAGCAGCTATGATTGATGCTGTTGTTACTATATAAGTTATTTTTGTTATTACTTCTAATATAAAATCCATATTATTATCCTTTTAAGTTTTGTATTTCTTTTTTAAGTTCTTCTATTTGTTCTTGTTGTTCTTGCATAGCTTTAGTCAAGACAGAAACTAAAGCGTCTAATTTAAGAGACTGTATTTGATTGGGGTCATCTTTTTCACCCTCAACAGCACTAGGTATAATTTCGGCAAGTTCATGTGCAATAAATCCTTCTCTTATTTTATCGCCATCTTCAATTTTAAATAATTCTTCATAATTATTCATCTGATAAGTAACTGGTCTAATTTTCATTACTTTAGATAATGCATTATCAGTTTGTGTTTCAACATTGCGTTTAATCCTATAATCTGAACTTGTGCTTATAGCTCCTAAATTAGTTGTATCAATCCAAAGATTTGCAACGCTTCCTGTCCAAGCAATATTAAAGTTATTTCTTTCTGTTCCACCAGTTCCCTCACGACCTCTATATCCAAGAGGAACAATTGTGCCAGTAGGTGCAAGACTGCTTGTAGTTCCAAGTAAAAGTTTTCCATTAACAATTCGCATTTTTTCTGAACCATTTTCATGGAACTCTAAATTTCCTGATGTTGAACCAAGAATCATAGCATCAGTAGATGAAGCACCTGCATTAGAACCAAAACCTAATACACCTTTTGCTGTATTATTATTTCTAAATTGTAAGTAGCCACCACTTGCTGAAGAACCATCAAAAACAGCAATAGCAGCACTGTCACTATCTACTGTAAATGTAGCTGAACCAAGAGCTGCTGTACCACCAACAATAACAGCACCAGTTGACGTTATTCTCATATGCTCATTTTGTGAGCCTTGGTCTTGTCTAGTTTTAAATACTAAAGCACCACCATATTCATTATGAGTTGCTGTTTCTTTACTAGCTTCTATAGAAGCAAAAGCTGTTGTATTGCCACCTGTTTGATAAACACCACTAAAATTAATTGCACCACCAATACCAGCAGCTAAAGATGTTGTATCAGTTACAGATATATTATTTGTTGGTATTCCTGCTACTTGTGTTTTTGCACTTGCAATTTCTAATTTTGCAGCACTTGGACTACTCGTTCCAATTCCAACGTTGCCTGTACCACCATCTATTCTCATAGCTTCACCAGCAGTTTTTACTCTAAACTGAATACCATCATCACCATTTTTATTTTCAATAACAGCACCTTCAGCAGATGTATATAAACCCATTCTGTAAGTAGAAGCACCACCTATTTGTAAAGCTGGGTTTGTTGCATCTCCTGTTGCTGCAGCTGACCCTATGTGTAAATTAGCGTTTGCAGCACTATGCCCAATACTTGCTTTACCACTTTCTGTAATATTAAATAAAACATTAGTGTTAGCTGCAGTATCTTGATTATGTCCTACAGTAAATGCTTCTGTTGTTCCATCGTTGTTTGAATCAATATTAATTCTTAATGCATTAGGTGAATTAATAATAAAATTTTGACTTGTTGGACAAGTAAAGCCACTAGCAGCAATAGTCATACTATTAACTGTTCCTGTTACACCT